CGACACGTTCACCATGCCCGATGAAGCGCGTTCACGCTCAATGGAATTGGGCCTTGAGGGTGAAATTCACGTCCACGACAGAAACGGCCAAGCCGTTTACATGCCGGGCGAGGATCACGAAGAATATCTTGAGCGAATTGCCGAAATGGCGGGCATTGAATCCGAGGATGCGGACGAAAATGGGCAGGGGTTGCTTGAGCGTGCCATATCCGCGATTATTGAAACTGTTATGGCTGAAAAGGCAATTCATAAATCCTTCGAGGAAACCAAGTTCCTCAAAGTAGACGACGAACAGCGCATCGTCTACGGATGGGCGTCTGTTGTCACTGAAGACGGTGAGCCTGTAATTGACACTCAGGGCGACATTATTTCCACCGCTGAAATGGAAAAAATGGCGAACGACTTCATGGAAGATGTTCGCATGGCCAAAGCAATGCACGACGGCGATGGAATTGGCGAAGTAATTCATTCGCTTCCGCTGACTGCTGAATTGGCCAAAGCCCTTGGAATTGAGAGTGACCTTGAGGGCTGGATTATCGGAATGAAGATCCACGACGATGATGCGTGGAGCAAAATCAAATCAGGCGAATACGCCGGGTTCTCGATTGGAGGGAAAGCCGATGCCTCGTAACCTGATGAACATCCGCCTTGATGAAGTCAGCGCCGTTGATGCGCCGGCCAACAAGAGCGCCAAAATCGTTCTCTACAAACGCGACGGAGATAGCATGAACGAAGACGATATGTCTGACGCCATGAAGGCGAAGATGAAAGAGTACATGGACAAGGGCTACTCGAAAGAGGACGCCATGAAAATGTGCATGGGCGAGAAAACACAGAAAGGAGGCCCCAACATGGACCCTCAAGAACTCGCTGAGAAGCTGGAAGCCCTTGAGGGACAGGTTGCTGACCTGACCAAGCGGGCCGAGGCTGCTGAAGCCGCGAAAGCGGAACTGGAGAAGGCTACTGATGAGGCGGGCTTTGACATCGAGGAAGGCAAGCTGGCCAAGCGTGCCGATCCTGAGTTCATCGAAGTCGGTGGCGAGAAAGTCGAGAAGTCGGCTGTCCCTGCTGCTGTTCTGAAGGCGCTTGAGGCTCAAGCCGAAGAAGTCGCCAAGATGAAGGCCAAGGAAGCCGAAGTCGAACTCGCCAAGCGTGGCGCCGAGACTCTGCCTCACCTGGCTGGCACTGACCTTGCCAAGGGCAAGTTGCTGGAAGCCATCGGCGGTGACGAAGAAGTTCTGAAGTCGCTGAAAGCCGCTGACGCTGCCATCGCAAAGGCAATGGAAGAAATCGGGAACAACCCGATGGACGACGAATCGTCGGCCAACTACCGCCTGAACAAGATGGCGGACGAATATGCGGAAGCCCACAAGGTTCCGTTCGAGTCGGCGTATGCCGAAGTCACCAGATTCGGTGAGGGCCGCGAACTGATGCTCGCTGCTCGCGCCGAAGGCTAAAAGGAGGGGCACAAATGGCCTTTAATAATGCTCAACACGTTGTCACCCTTGAAGCCGGTGCCAACTACGCTACGAAGCAGTTCTTCTTCGTCAGCATGTCGTCCGACGGTCAGATTGACCCGACTGGCGACGGTGCTGCCGCAATCGGCGTTCTGCTGAATGATCCTGCGGCACAGGGCCGCGCTGCTGAAGTCTGCATCGGTGGACTTACCCGCGTCGAGTGCGGAACTGCTGGCGTGACTGCTGGTGACGACATCGCGTCGGACGCTAGTGGAAATGCTGTTCCCGCCGCAACTGGTGATGTGATCCTTGGTACCGCTCTTGAGACGGGTGCTGACGGTGAAGTCATCTCCATCATCTTCCAGCCGCGTAACGCTGCTGCCTAAGTCTGAAGGAGACAGATAAATGGCACAACCTACCAATAGCGCGGTCCACGTTGACAGTGCGCTGACCAACATCTCGGTTGCGTTCCTTCAGAACGCCAACAACTTTGTGGCCGGTCGGGTCTTCCCGAACGTTCCGGTGTCGAAGCAGTCGGACCGCTACTTCATCTTTGACCGTGGTTCGTTCAACCGCGACGAAGCACAGAAGCGTGCTCCGGGCACTGAATCGGCTGGCGCTGGTTACGAACTGGACAACACGCCGACCTACTTCGCCAACGTCTATGCGTTCCATCAGGACGTACCGGACCAGGTTCGCGCCAACGCGGACGCTGCCGTCGACGTTGAGCGTGCGGCTGCTGAACTGGTGATGCACAAGATGCTCATCAAGCGTGAGAAGGATTGGGTTACGTCCTTCTTCTCGGGCAGTGTCTGGACCAACGACTACGACGGTGTTGCGTCTTCGCCTAGCGCGAACGAAACCATCCAGTGGTCGGACGGCACGTCGGGCGATCCGATTGGTGACATCCGTGACGCGAAGTCCACCATCCTTGAGAGCACCGGCTTCATGCCGAACACTCTGGTTGTTGGCCAGAAGGTTATGGACGCTCTTGTGGACCACCCGGACATCGTTGACCGTGTGAAGTACGCGACCTCCACCACGGAGTCGCCGGCGATGGTCAACGAGCGCACGCTTGCTGCTCTGTTCGGCCTTGACCGCATCGTTGTTTCTCGCGCAATCGAGAACACCGCTGCTCAGGGCGCAACCAACTCGCACTCGTTCATCGGCGGCAAGAAGGCGCTGCTCACCTACGCAGCACCGGCTCCGGGCCTGATGACGCCGACGGGCGGCTACACCTTCTCGTGGAGCGGCTTCATGGGCCAGACGAACGCTTTCGGCATCGCCACGAAGCGTTTCTATATGGACCCGCTGGAAAGCACCCGTGTTGAGGCCCAGATGGCCTACGACATGAAGCTGGTGTCTGCTGACTTGGGCTTCTTCTGGGATACCATCGTAGCCTAAACGGTTGGTACAAAAGAATGGAAAGGGCGGTGCGATTGTGCCGCCCTTTTTCTTTGTGTATGGTTATGGCAAACAAAATATGGAGTTTAGTAATGGCCCGACTGGTATTTAGAGAGTTTGACGCAAGCAAGCCGACATATGCGCGACGTGCTTTTATCGCCAATGGGCATGGGTTCAAGGTTGGAGATGTATTTGATTGGCGGCGCATGGCTGTCAGTCAGCGCCGTGCAAAGCAGATGTTTGAGGCAGGTTGGATCAAGCACGATACCGAAAGCGATAAGAAAGCACCCGAACCTGTGGTAATTGAGCCTGAAATTGCCGTTAAGGATAAGGTATCATTTGAGCCGCAGATTGTTGTTGAGGATAATCTTGACGCGATTGACGACATGAAAGAACTGCGTCGAATTGCGGACAAGATTGGTGCACCGTATAAAGTGAGCAAGGCCGATCAGCGATTGGTCATCCGTGAACACATGAACAAGGAGGCTGACTAATGGCCGTTACTATCTCGCTGTATGACCATACGGCAAAACTGTTTGCAGACGGCTCGAATGCCGCCGGCGATACCTACAAACTGAAGTTGTATGCAACGGCGACGTTTACGGCAGCGGACACGACGCTGGCTGGCGTGACGGGCACCGAGGCGACAACCGGCACGGGCTACACCGCTGGCGGACAGACGCTTGCCAACGTGGCTGTGACGACTGTCACGACGAACGACGCGAAGTTCGACGCTGATGACGTGACCTGGACTGCTTCGGGCGGCTCGATTGATGCGGCCTACGGCATCATCTACAACGACACGGACACCAACGATCCGCCGATTGCCTTCATCGACTTTGATGGCACGCAGTCGGCTGGTGACGGCACCGACTTCAAAGTTGTCTGGAACGCGAACGGTATCTTCACCTTCACGGTGGCCTAATGGTTACGCTCGTCAACCGCGCCAAGGTAGCGACGGCCACAACCGGCACCGGGACGATCACTCTCGGTGCCGCCGAAAGCGGCTATCAGACGTTCGCTGACGCGGGCGTCACTGATGGCGACGTGGTGCGTTATGTCATCGAGGATGGCACGGACTGGGAGATCGGCACAGGCACCTACACGGCCTCTGGCACCACGCTGTCTCGCACGGTTGACGAGAGTTCCAACTCTGACGCTGCGCTGAACCTTTCGGGCAGCGCGGTGGTTTATGTGTCGGCTACCGATGCGGACTTTCGTGAAGAGGCTGTAGGCACAATCGCATCCAGCACCCT